GTATAAATCATTTGCATCGCCTACAATACTAACAAATGGATACTCACCTGTCCAACTTTCGTTATATATCGTTCCGAAGCCTATGTTGTTTATTATCTTTCCCCAACCTGTTGCCATTTCTTTCTTTGTTTAAATAATACTTTAACTTTATTTCGTTATCCTTCTTTGGTTTATATTTACTTACAGCATCCATCCGTTAAATAAAGCGTTTTTGTCAGGATATATTTCCTCGTTAGAATTACTGTAATACTCTGGGAATTTACTTGGCGCATTAAAACTTAAATAGTCAATTAGTCTTTGCGTGTAGTATTCAGCGTAATCTCTTTCCTTTGATATTAAAGAATCAATCTCTTGCTTATCTACAATAGTACTGTTTTCAGAACTGTGCTTGAATACGCCCCCATTAGCAATAGTGTAAGACGCAAACGGAAGATACTCAACCATCGCATAGTGAATGAGCATAGGTTGAACATAGTCGTTTACTAACGCCAAATAATCTCCTGCAAGAGAACCAGCAACTATATCTGCACTAATCTTATCGTATAGGTCGCTTCCTAAATAGTTTTGAATATGTATCTCTTGTGCTATTTTTATGAACTGAATAAATTTATCAGTATCAATCGAACCGCTTAATGCAGTATTCTTGATAAGGTCGCTTCTCTTTATAAATATTGCTGTTGCCATTATTCTACATCTTCAATTTGTTCTTCTACCTTTTCTTTCACTTCCTCTTCTATATCCTTTTTAACACCTGTTTCCTTCTCTATCTCGGCTTCGCTTATAGCATTAGTCAAGTCAGTAAATTCAAGCGGTTGTAGGGTCTTAAAATAGATATCAAGGTTTATTCCGTTGTACTCAAGTATCTTCTCAAGTTCATCAAGTATTGTAACCTGCATTGGTCTTATAACTGTGTTGTCCATAAGAACAGAAGCAGTCTGTAATTCCTCCGCATTGTTTCCAAGACCAGACGTATCTTTTATACCAACAAGCATAGGTGATACGATACGGTGTGATACCATTACTTTACGCATACTCTCGTCTGATAAGAACTGATATTGCTGGTGTGCATCTGATAACTGTACTGGTTCAATAGTTGCTGCAAGCTCTTTACTATCGTTAAACGCTAGTATAAAACGCCCTGCGTTAGAACTACCGCTAAATTTATTTACAATACTATTCTCTATCGCATCTCTCTGCTCCGCATCTGGCGTACCATTGTTAAAGTTGATAAGCATTGATGGACTCAATCCATTCTGAATATTATTGATGTGATAGTTAGCAATCTCTTCTTCCAACTCTGCATACTGTAACCCTCCTTGATAATCTACTGGCGAATAGTATTTATACCCAGCACGATAAGGCTTTATGTATAGTATCTCAATAGCAGCATTAGAGAACCCAAATGCAGGTATTTTAGTTAGCTTATCCCCTGTGCTTGCTGTACTCCAATCAGAATGGTAGTAATATGCCTCTATTTCGCCTTTAGAGTTGCATTTCTCGGCTCTTAACGTCTCTACTGGTATATGCTCTACTTGAGCGATTTTAGAGCGGTCTTTGGTGTATATAACTTGCAACGCAGCTTGACCCATCATTTTATAGTCGTGAGTAATTCTCTTTATCACATCTTTTTTAAGGAGTTCTTTCATCTCCTTATAATCAGCATCATTATCTTTACTGTCTGTCGCATCAAGACCTCTCCCGTATATCATTTCAGAGATGCCATTGATTGCAGCGTTATTTGTTGGGCTTCCGTTATACCTGTCTATCAGGTAAGTAAAATAGTCGTTGTCCTCGCCATAAGCAACGAAGTCATCGTTATAGTATTCTTTAATCTCTGGTCTTGAATAAGAACCGAGTTGAACAATATGTATTTTACCTTCTTCTTTATTATTCATAATAGGTCTTTTCTTTGCGTAATGTCTTGCTTTTTTTGCCATTTCTTATGCTCCTAATGCTAATGCTGCTATTGTGTTCGCTTGTCCGTCAGTTTCACTTATAACTCCTGTTGTTGCTTGTCCTAAATCACTCCATTGCGTATATCCGTCTGCTGGTTTAGGTTCTGTTGGCGATACTATAAGTGCGCCCTCTACACCATTTAAAGTGTACGAACCAGCGATTATACCGCCATAACCCTTCTCGCCAAGATTACCAGAGAATCCTCCCTCTACACCAGCCTCAAATCTTACAGGTCTAACCCTTGCCTTTTTAGTTCTATAATAAGTACCACCACAATTCACTTCGGATAAGTAGCAATTCTCTGGAATATCTTTTAACAGGTTAGCTATGGGCGATAAATAAATCCACTTCTGATATACAAAAGCAAATGTTGGCGAATTAACATTTTCTGTGGATGTCCAATAGTATTGGTTTGTTTGACTCGGTCCAGATGGCGTTGATGTAACCTCTGGTAAATAGTATGGGTCGTAACCAAATCTTGTTGCAGAATTGTTTAGAACGGATATATATGGATATATTTCTTTAGCCTCTTCGGTGGATGGTAAATACCAATCATCGTAATTAACCTCGTCTATCGTAACGCAGTATAAATCACATATCTTAAATGCTGATGTTAGCGCATCCATATCCGAAGTATCGTAACACAATGTAACATCGCTTGGTGATGGTGTTACTCCGCCACTCTCATCTCCTATTACAATAAAGTCATTATCAAGTGTTTGTTCAACTATGTAATCTCCTTTACCGACTTCATATTTGTCAAAATCAGTTTGGTCTGTTACATAAACCATTCCTCTATAAATTTCTCCATTATCATCTTTAACTACAATACTGTAATATGATTCAGCTATAAGATTAGGGAATGCAAAACTCAACGTGGTTATATTTGTTGATGAGTCGTAACTATGAGAGACAGTATATTCAAATGTCCTTCTTTCTGACTTATTTGTTATCTCAACAACGCAAGCACCAGATAGAATCGTTTTTCTTGACTTTATCTTTATGTCTTGCACTCTATCTACTGCCTGTAATATATGCATATCAAAGTAACAATCAAATTATTATTTGTTTTAAAGATACAAAAAAAGGGTCGCATAAGCAACCCCTTTTAGATTCACAACCCTATTAAATTTATGAAGGGTCTCTTTGAGTAGATTCAGTAGCAGTAGCACTTGTCATACCTGCAAATGGGTCTGCATCAGTACCTCCATCTACGAAAGATGGCATACGGATTTCATTAGCAGTTAGAGTGAGTGTGTAGCCATTTAAGTCTCCCATAGCAGTACCAGTTACAGCAGTACCGCCAGTTACGTCAGAACCATTGTCAGCACCAACCAACAAGAACTTGTCATCAAATGTTTGTACAACAACGTGTGGTCTACCATACGCCATTAACTTCAATTCTTTATTGTCCTCTTTAGTTAGCTTAAACAATGTAACGCTTAACACCTGCTCAAAGAATGTTGTTCCATTCTCCATAGAAGATGTAATGTTTGTTTCAAGCGAAGAATTACCTTTAACATCATAAGTATGATAGTCGAAAGTACCAGTCATATCAGTAATCTCATCACTAGAACCATAGGTTAAAGTTCCTAAATCACCAAAATCCACAAAGTGTAGTTTCTTAATACCACCGACAGCATCCTTACAAGGTCTTAATCTTCCGCCAGTTAAATCACAAGCCATAGTTTTACTTTTTTAGTAAAAGGGGCAGAGTTACCACCCCTTTCGATTAAACAATTATTATGCTAACGTCAGTAACGTCAAGTCAGAACCGATACCGTATTGTACACCTGCTGTATATCGCATGATGATACGTACATTCTGGCTTCCATCAAGGTCAGCCATGTCGATTACTTTTACTTCGTTGTGGTCGCTTAATAGACCTGTACCAAAGTAGATGTTAGAAGCCTCACCAGCAACAATGTGGTCAGCAGGCATTCCTGGCGCATGTTGGATTTTGATACCTTCAAAAGAAAGCGCATTACCCATATTGTACCATTGTTGTCCTTTAGCATCTGTACCAGCAGCACCTTGTCCGCCTGTGGCAAAACCGCCTAATGCACGAACATAAGCTTGTAGCGCAACAGTTGGAACGTAGATAGTTAAATCTTCCTTACCATAAACGGTAGAAGGAATTGAATCAACTACATTTCCAAGTAGCTCTACAATGTTAGCAGAAGAGAAAGATGTTTCAGAGCCATTTGCAGCATCATTTACATCTCCGTCAGCAGCCATAAGTACTGTAAGACCGTCAAACTCTCCAGCGTTGGCGTTTACACCAGCCCAGATATTTTGCTCTGTCTTTTCAGCAACTTTAGCAGAAACGTGTCCTAGAATAAAGTCAGAGAAAGATGCAGGTAGTTTGTCAAATGCAGAATATCCCATTTGTACAGCTTCCCAATCTGCTCTAAAGTCTTTTTTACAAAGCTCTAGGTTAACTTGGAACTCTTCTGGTTGAAGAATACGCTCTGTAAGTGTAAGCGCATCAGCAGTAGCGGAAA